AGGATTTGAGCAGCTTTCCAAAGCGCCCGACTGGTATTTTTATAGTTTAGGTATCGCAATTTCAGCGAGTTTTGGTGTGCGCGGGGCAACCGCGATGTTTAAGAGGAAATAATGGAAAATGTTAAATTACCGATAGCTTTAGTCGCTGCGATGGCAGTGCAGTTAGCAGGGGGCGTCTGGTGGGTATCTCAACAGGCATCTACTATATCTGGCTTGGAGGAGACTGTAAGCCAGTTAGGCTCTCGCATGGCTATTGAAGACAATATAAATTTAAAACGTGACGTTGAGGCTAACTCCACAGAGTTAAATCATGCTTTTGAGGAAGTTGATGACTTGTGGGATGAGATCGCAGGAATGACAACGGCGATTGGTGAGATTAATAAAATCAAACAACGTATCGCTGTTATGGAGAACGACCTAAAGTATATAGGACGTGATCATATCGGAGTGATGGATAGAAGAGGTGGAGCCAAATGAGTAACGCGTTAAAGCTACTGCAACAGAAGTGTGGGTGCAGTCCGGATGGAGCATTCGGACCAAACACGGCTCGTGCCATCGTAGAGCATTACGATCTCTCGCCGGAAAGAGGAGCCCATTTATTGGGTCAAGTAGTTCACGAATCTGGCACGTTTAGGCACACTAGAGAAAACTTAAACTACAGTGTGGACGCTATGATGAAAGTTTGGCCTAGTCGTTTCCCCACTGAAGAGTACGCAAAGCCTTACGAACGTAACCCAAAAGCACTGGCTGAAAACGTGTATTTTGGCAGGATGGGCAATGATTCCAAGGAAAAAGCCAGTCTATACATAGGCCGCGGATTTCTTCAATTAACCGGATACGATAACGTCAAAGCGTTTGCCGCAGACATGGGTAAGCCAGAAGTAATTCAAGACCCCTCTTTACTTGAGGAAGAGTACGCAATGGATACAGCTATATGGTTTTTTGATTCTAACAAGCTGTGGAAAATATGCGATGAAGGTGTAAACGACGACACCATCAAACGATTAACAAAACGAATTAACGGTGGCTACACTGGGTTAGATCACCGGATTAAAGAGACAAACAAAATATATGATTGGATTCAATGATGCCTACAATTATGATAAGTATTCTGCCGGACGGCATTCCGGTAGATAAAATGGAAGAGAATGACAACGGCAGTAATTGCCCGTTGCCAACTCAAGACGCTGATTTAAACATGGAAAATAGGGACATGGCAGAGTACCAGTACAACTACCGTGAGCCTAACACCTCTATAGCTTTTAGGAACGACGAATCCTGTGGTTCTTGCGGGATGTATAATCAAACAGAGGAAATGATGGATTGTATTGGTGACGAGTCAGGATCGACGGGCTATTGCCAACTGCTAAAGTTTGTGTGTAGTAGTGAAAACACATGTGATGAATGGGTTGACGGTGGCCCAATCACATCTGATGTGCAAGAAGAATATAAGGACAACCTATAATGGATGTTGTCGAGTTGGCAAAATACATGTATAAGAAGATTGAAGAGCGTCAAAACGATATATCGCACGCTCTTTCTCAAGGATCTGTTAAAGACTTTGAGCAGTACAAAATGTCTGTAGGAGAGATACGGGGACTCTCTTTTGCAAAAGACGAGATAAAGGCCCTGCTGGAGAGAACCGTAGACGATGTCGAAGACTTTATATCTTCCTGACCATGTCGCGCAGAAAATAAACAAAGACAAGGATTCTGCTAAAGCAGAAACTTCTTCTGTCGCTGTTGATAGCGCGTATGTAGAAACCAAGGATCGGGTGTTAGATCCTTCCCTTTTAGAAAAACCATTGCTTGAACGTCTCCCGCAACCAACAGGTTGGCGGGTTTTAGTCATGCCGTACCAAGGCAAAGCTAAAACATCCAGTGGTCTATACATTCCTGATGAGGTTCGGGAAAGAGAGTCTGTCGCCACAGTTGTCGCGTATGTTCTCAAGAAAGGCCCTCTTGCTTATAAAGACCCAGACAAGTTTGGATCCGGAGAAGCACCTTGGTGCGAAGAGGGTCAATGGGTGTGTATAGGTCGATACTCAGGTTCAAGATTTAAGATCGAAGGTGGAGAGGTTCGTATTATTAATGATGATGAAGTCATTGCTACTATCCTTGAGCCCGACGATGTAAAACAAATATAGGGGTAAGGTTATGGCAGAAGAGAATCAATCTGTAGAAGAACAAGAACAAGAGATTGTAGTAGACCAGACGGAAGAGTCTACGGAAAAAGTACAGGTCGCTGAGTCTGAGGACGGTGAGCTAGAAAACTACAGTCAGAATGTACAAAAACGAATAAAAAAGTTAACTGAACGATACCGGAATGAGCAACGTGATCGGGAAGAAGCCGTCAGAGTGGCGCAAAAACTCTTAGACGAGAACAGTCAACTTAAAGGTCGAGTGCAACAATTAGACTCCGGTTACTTAAATGAGTACGGCAATCGTCTGACCACACAGGAGACCTCCGCGAGGAGCGCGTATAAGGCCGCATATGACTCTGGTGACTCAGATGCAATGCTTGCCGCGCAGGAACAATTATCGCAAATAGCTATTGACAAGCAGCGTTACGGTGCTGCGAAGACAAGAGTAGAGCAGCAAAAAGCTCTGGCGAAACAACAGGTTCAGGCGCAACCACAAGCTGCTCCTCAACAACCCACGCCTCAACAACAGCAGGCTAAAGTGGACCCCAAGGCTAAGTCTTGGGCTGAAACAAACAACTGGTTTGGTAATGACGAGATTATGACCACTGCCGCGTTTACAATACATCGTAGGCTCATCGAAGACGAAGGGTTTGACCCGCAGAGCGATGAGTATTATACTGAAATAGATCGACGTGTACGTTCGGAGTTTCCGCACAAGTTTAATACGTCGAAGAAATCGGGTGGAAATCAGGTCGCATCTGCTGGTAATTCCGCATCCCGCACTAACAAACAGGGGCGCAGGTCGGTCAAGTTATCGCACTCACAAGTAGCTATCGCGAAAAAACTGGGCGTACCTCTTGAAGAATACGCCAAGTATGTGAAGGAGTAACAAAATGGCTGATACTAGAACACCGCGTAAAAACGCAACACGCGAATTGGATTCGCGCAGAAAACCTTGGGCACCGCCCAGTCACCTAGCTGCACCAAGTCCCCCAGAGGGATTTACACATCGTTGGATACGAGTTGCGATGAGAGGCGAAGAAGACAAGATGAATGTCAACGCCAAACTTCGTGAAGGATGGGAACCCGTCCGCAAAGATGAATATCCAGACTATGAGGCTCCGACGATTGACGATGGTCGATTTGAAGGGGTCATCGGACAAGGTGGTCTGATGCTGTGCCGTATTCCTGTCGAAACAGCCCAAGAAAGAAACGCGTATTACGGGGGCCGCACCCGCGAACAAATGGTAGCTGTGGATCAGGACCTTATGAAGGAACAACATCCTTCAATGCCGATTCAAAACAATCGGCAAAGTCGTGTAACATTCGGAGGTTCTCGTAGAGACTCCGATTAACTTATAGAGGATTGCTATCATGGCAAATACTAACGGTGCCTTCGGACTTCGTCCGATCGGTGTAGTCGGTCAGGCTACAAACACCACTGGTATGACCGAGTATCGCATCGCCTCTGGGAACTCTAACGCGATTTACCAAGGATCCCCTGTTATTCCGCTATCAACTGGTTTTATTGACATAGTTGGCGCGGCTGCAGGTGGTTCGGTAGGTCTCTTAGGTGTTTTCTGGGGCTGTGAATACGTTTCGTCAACCACTGGTGAAAAGATTTACTCTAACAACTGGCCTGGGTCAGGCGCGGATTCTAATCATCCCGTCGTGGCCTTCGTGTATGACAACCCAATGCAAACATTCGTGATTGCGTCAGACGCCTCGCTAACAAGCGAAGCAACTGCTCGTGGTCATGTGTTCGCAAACGCAAACTTTGCGGCGGGTACTTCTGGTTCTTCGACCACAGGTATTTCCTCGGCTAAGTTGGGTGTTAGCACAATCGCCACCACTGCGGCATTGCAACTGCGTATTATGGGCATCCAAGATGACCCTGAAAATGCAGACTTCGCTGCGGCTGGTATTCCATTAATCGTTCGACTGAATAACAGTTTCAATTCCGCCAATGGCGCGATTGCTGCTGGTACTCCGTCAACCACTGGCGTATAAGGAGGTCTAAAGAATGGCTATTTCTCGCGCACAATTAGCGAAAGAGCTAGAACCAGGTCTCAACGCTTTGTTCGGTATGGAGTACAGTCGGTACGAAAACCAGCATGCAGAGATCTTTACAACAGAATCTTCTGATCGAGCATTCGAAGAAGAAGTTATGTTGTCAGGTTTCGGCGCAGCACCAACCAAATCGGAAGGTTCTGCAATTAACTACGACGATGCTAACGAGGCTTATACAGCCCGTTACAACCACGAAACTATCGCATTAGCGTTCTCAATAACAGAGGAAGCTATCGAAGACAATCTTTATGATCGTCTTGGTTCGCGTTACACTCGTGCGTTGGCTCGGTCTATGGCACACACAAAGCAGGTTAAAGCTGCTGCTGTTCTCAACAACGCCTTTACTGGCGGTGCGACAGCAGGCGGTGACGGCGTTGCTTTATGTGCGACTAACCACCCACTTACTAACGGTGGTACGTTTGCCAATACTCCAGCAACAGCAGCAGATTTGAATGAGACATCTCTTGAAGATGCCCTTATCAATATCGCTGGTTTTGTTGACGAGCGCGGTTTGAAGGTTGCTTTACGAGGCACTAAATTGGTCATCCCACGTCAACTGCAATTCGTTGCAGAGCGTTTGATGGTTTCAAACCTTCGCGTCGGCACAGCAGACAATGACACGAACGCAATCCGTTCAATGGGAATGTTACCTGAAGGCTATGCCGTCAATGACTTCCTGACTGATCCGGATCACTTCTTTGTCATGACAGACGCGCCTCGTGGTATGATCCACTTCGAGCGGACTCCAATGACTACTGGTATGGAAGCCGACTTCGACACAGGCAACATGCGCTTTAAAGCGCGTGAGCGTTACAGCTTCGGGTTCTCAGACCCACGTTGTATTTACGGTTCTCCTGGAGCGTAAATTGTGTTAAGGTATTGGGGGTAAGTTCATTACCTCCTCCCTACTGACTGGGGCAACTTAGGTTGCCCCTTTCTTTTTGCATGAAGGTCGTGTATTGTTTTGGTATCCCTGACAGTCACATGGTGTGGCTGACATTTGCCAAGACAGGAGATCCTCATGGCTAATACAACTTTTTCAGGTCCAATTCGGGCAGGTAATATTAAGAATACAACAGGCACGACTGTCGGTGAGAACATCGCAAACGTGGGTTATGTTGTTATGATGCAAACGCATACAATGGATTTATCTAACGGTGCTATTGCGGCTGGAGCGACTAACATGGTCATCCCAGCAAACTCAAAGATTATTGATTGTGTTGTTGATTTATCAACTGCGGCTAACGCTACAACAAACTTGAGCGTTGGTGACACTGTGGGTGGTGCAACAACAATCTTAAACACATTGGCAACGGGCACAACCGCTGGTCTTAAAACAATCACTACGCAAGGTGGTGGGACTGGTGAGTGGGCTGACACCGGGTCTGCCGATCTTAAACTTACAGTTACCAACAGCGCGGCGACTACCGCTGGGGTGGCTGTGATTACGATTATGTATGCGCAGGCTTATAACACCGTAATCCGTCCATAAGGAGAGCTTAAATGGCAGGTCCAGTAACCGCATATAATTGGGTTCAAGGCACAACGGCTGCGATTGTTGGGCCTAACCGTTCTCGTCTTCGGCAGGTCGTAATTTATGCTGCTGCCGCAGGCGCGTTTACGATCAAAGACGGAGACACTAATGGCAGTGTCTTGTTAACTCAGACGTTTCCTACAGGGCATCACGTTATGAATATCCCCGACGACGGCATTATCGCTAGTGCGGGTGTGTTTATTGATGCTTTCACGGGATCCAATAACCAGTTGACAATTATTCTGTCGTAGGAGGGTTGAATGGTTGGAAGCGAAGTAACATCGTTTCACTCACATACTTCGGCAGCGATGGTAACTCGTCGCTGCCGTTTACAGGCTGTTATTCCGACTTATGAAAGTGGTGCGTCTGGAACTATTACGGTGCATGACAACGACTCCTCGGCCTCTGGAAAACTCTTGTTGGAGATAGATCTTACAACGCAAGGAAGTGACGAGGTGTACATCCCTGGAGACGGTATTCTTGCTAAAAAAGGTTTATATGTGACTATGCCAGGCCAAACAAGAGTAACAGTGTTCGTGGAGTAGATATGGCTAAGATCGACAAGTCTAAGATGAAGTGCAACAAGCCCAAGAGACAAATTTCGGGCGGCAAAAAATCTGTTGTAAAGGCTTGTTCTAAAGGAAAAGAAAAAATAATCAGGTTTGGAGATGCCAACATGACCATAAAGAAAGACAACCCTAAACGTAGGAAGTCTTTCCGAGCTAGACACGGTTGTGATAAAGGCACTTTAGACAAGTTAAAGGCCAAATACTGGTCGTGCAAGGCATGGTAATGATGAAACTAGACTTTAATAACTTAGCTTCATTAGCAACTATTGGCTTATTAAGTTGGGGGGCACTTCAACTGTATCAGCTTAAAGCGGATACTGCGGTTATTACTTATAGAGTAGGAGAGAACTACGATATGATTAAACCTATGTGGCAAGATTTCTTAGTACGGAGCGCACGTTTTAATGAGTATAAGCAGAACATCAATACCCTTCCAGGTGTCCACGCCACCAGAGGGGATAAATAATGGCAAAGCAAAAAAAGAAAAAGTTAGACGCCTGCGCCAAGAAGGTGAAGGCAAGGTACAAGGTATGGCCCAGCGCGTACGCAAGCGGAGCGGTAGCCAAGTGCCGAAAAGTAGGGGCGGCAAACTGGGGAGAATCTTCTAAAAAAAGAAAACGCCCTGTAAAGAAAAAGTTGGCGAACGGAGGGTTTATTGCCCATGGTTGCGGTAGTGTGCAAGAAGGTCGTCGCAAAGAAACGAATAGCTACTGATGGCTGTTAGAAAAACAAAAAAAGGCGCGGCCTTAAAAAGATGGTTTAAAGAAGACTGGAAGGACGTTCGAACGGGCAAACCTTGTGGTCGAAAAAAGGGGGAGAAACGAGACACCCCTTATTGTCGTCCAAGCAAACGTGTAAGTTCTAAAACACCTAAGACCAGCAAAGAAATGACAGCGAGTGAAAAACGTAGTAAGGTGCGTGAGAAATCTAAACTAGGACAGCCTGCGGGTAAACCGCGTCGGGTGTCTCCAGCCAAAAGGAAGAGGACGAAAAAATCATGAAGAAAGAAATTCCAGCAGGTAACGAAGGCGCAGGCATGAGAGCCTTGAAAAAATCATCTCCTCAAGTGGCGGCACGCATGGGATATAAGCAAGGCGGTAAAGTAGGCTATATGGGTGGTGGTAAGGTTAAAGGGTATCGCAACGGCGGTGCTGTAATGGCTGGCAAAAATCCACGCCAGTGCAACATGAGCTAATGACATGACAGTATCAGGGACTAGAGACTTTAACTTAGACGTAGGCGAGATTATCGAAGAAGCCTACGAGCGGTGTG